GAGGGGGAATCGTGGTGGCGCGCGAACCGTGAAGAGCTCTCGCGAGCGTCTGGACTCTCCTCTGACCAGATCAAGCGGGTGATCGCGAAGCTCGAGAGGTCTGGACACCTCGATGCGGCCGAGCACCGGGAGGATGGCATCACCGATCGGACTAAGTCGTACCGGTGCGTGACGGACGAATCCGCGCAGTCGAGTGGTGCGAATCCGCCCAGTCAAGAGCGGGGTGATTCCGCCCAGTCTTCCTCTAAGAAGTCAGAAGAAGGGGTGAGTACTTCGTACTCACCGCGATCGGACGGATCCGCACTCTCGGAGCTCTTCGAGCAGGCGTGGTCGCACTGGCCGAAGAAGGAAGCCCGGAAGCCCGCGTTTGAGAAGTTCCAGCGGCTGGTCCGCGACCGCAAGATCGGCGCCGAGGAGCTCGCCGCAGAAATCATCCGCCACGGCGACGCCTTCACCGCGTCCGGGAGGCAGATCCAGTACGTCCCGGGGCTCCTCCCCTGGCTCAACCAGGAGCGCTGGTCCGATGACCTCGCCCGCCCGGTTGTCAACCAGCCCAAGCAGACCGCGTTCCACCGCAACCTCAGCACCGTCGACCACTTCGCCCAGGAGGCACAGCATGAACAAGCTCGATCTCTCGAAGCTGCTGACCACGTTCTCCCTCGTTGACCATCGCAACGTCGAACCCGAGACGGTGAACGCCTGGTACGACGTTCTCGGTGACCTCGACGTCGACTTCGCCTACGAGGCGGGCGTGGAGCACTTCCGCGAGTCCGCGGACTACCTGCAGCCAGCGCACATCGTCGCGGGCGCCAAGCGACTGCAGCAGCAGAACACCACAGACGTCCGCGAAGGACAAGCGCGCGGCGTCATCCCCTCGGACTGGCCCGAGACACGGAAGCTACCGGCGACGCTCGCTGACGCCTTGTCCGCCGACCGAGCTGCCCGCCGCGGCGTCTGGATCGGCCGGTCCTGGTTCGAGTCCTGGGACGCGTACAACGACTTCGAGCAGCGACGAGACCTCGAGCGCCAGCCAGGCTTCGGAGCGATCGACAACCCCGCAGGGTCGGCAGCCCCGGAGTACCTGCGGTGACCCCCACAAACCTCAACCCGACTGCACCCGATCAGACGAGGAACAGCATGACCACCACCCAGCAGCACGAGGAAGAAGCCACCGTCGATCCCGCAGTGTCCTTGGGGCTTCGCGCAGCAACAGCACGTCGACGGCTCGAGGACCTGCCCGAGCTCGTCACCTACATCCGTTCGCTCGTCACTCCCACGCTGGGTGGCGCCAAGGACGGCATGCCCCGAGCTGCGTCGAAGGAGCCGCCGCTGCCGATGCGCTCGGACGCCGCGGATGACGCCGACGCCCTCTGGCGTCAACTCTGCGAGTGGGTGGAGCACTGGGCAGACGTCTTCGATGTGCGACCGCCAGCATCTGCGACCGCGGCATGGCGGAACGAGAAGGGCGAGCTCATCGGCTTCCGCACTCACCTCCGCCCGGAGCAAGCGGGGACACTGACGAAGTACCTCGTCGACTGGCTCCTCATTCGTCACGAGGCCATCGCGAGCAAGCCGTCTGGCGGGCACTACTACGACGACGTGTCCGATCTTCAGCAGACGGTCTACAACCTGGAGGGCGAACCGGAGTCCTGGTACTCGATCGCTCCGAAGTACCCCCTCGCACCACGTCGACAGCGCCCCGTCCTTCCCCGTCCCTGCCCTGTGTGCGACCAGTACGCGTACGGCGCTGAGTGGCCCGAAGATGGTCGACCCGAGGACGTCATCCTCCGCTGCGAGCGCTGCGGGCATGAGGACGACACCGTGCTTCGCAACTCGCGCACCGCGCGCCAGATCGTCGTCGAGCTCCGGGAGGAACGGCAAACATGGGATCGACCCGGGATCCTCGCGTTCTACGACGCTCACGGCTACTGGCCGACGCAGGAGGTCCAGCAGTGCCTCGACTGCGGTGACCTCGTGGAGCACCCGGAACGTGGGAAGGCTCGACACGTCCACCAGGACCCGAACCGTCCGGCGCACGCCCCTCGGATCCTGGACGACCCGACTGGCAAGGCCGCATGACCGTGGAACGGGGCCCGGTCACCAGGTGGGGAAGAGACTCCAGATGCTAGCGACAGCACCGGCCGCCAGCCCCGTTCCCACTAGGCAGATGTCCCAGACGACGGAGTTCCGGGCAGCTCGCGGCCCAGCGAGCACGCTTTCGTTTTCCTCATCGAAGTCCTCGTCGGTCTTCTTGTCGTGGCCGCGCTCTTGCACCTTCGCCATCGCCGCGGTGAGTGCGCCTTGGCTGCGCCAGAGCAGCCGGCCGAAACCAATGACCGGGAGGACGGCGGCGAGGGCGAAGAGCGCAATGACGACGGTGAGCGGATCCACGAGTCCAACAGTAGGAGAACCATGAGCGGTGACGAGTGGTGGTCGAAGCAGCAGGCCTGCGACCACCTCGGCGTCCTTCCTCGTCGGTTCGAGAAGTACGTCGCAGACGGCATGCCGGTCGTGAAGATCGGCCGGCAGGTGTTTGTTCGCAGGTCGATCATCCAAGCCGAGTACCGGAAGCGGCGCCTGGCAACGAAGGGAACACGCGCGAAGACACGGCCCGCAGAAGACGTGGAAGGGCGCTGAGAGTGTTAAGCTTGCGCTAGCTGATCGGTACGTCTTGAAGGGCGAACCGAGACAACGAAAGGCCCCCGGCTCCGAGTCAGGGGCCTTTCGTGGTTGTTGCCTAGAACAGGCCGAAGATCACTAGCCCAGAACCGACTGCGCCGGTACCGAAGGCGATCATCACCATCACGCCGTCGAAGCTGAGTCGTCGCGGACTCTCCCATTCATCGATGAGGGTCGCGACGTTCGTGGCGGCAACCGAAACCCCTACAGCGATAGCTCCGACGAGAGCGATTACGTTCTTGTCCTGGTGGCCAGCCCCGAAGTAGATGGCGACGTACATGGCCACGCTGAAGACGACAGTGAAGAACAGCACCGCCACGAGCGCCACCCACCGGGTCTTGGTCGTCACGGGCTTCTCCGGCACGAGCCTGCGGGCCTCCTTCGAGCCCACGGCGTCCCGAAGGACTGCGACCTCACGCTCAAGATCAGCGAGGCGTCTGGCGTTTCTTCTCAACATGCTGCTCCCTATCGGCCAGAAGTGAGATCTCCTTAGCAGAGGTTCTCGGGCGGGCAGTCGGGAGTGGGCCAGGAGCGGCCGAGGCCTAGTGTGCTTCTATGCCCGACTGGATCGATCAAGACGTCATCGTGAAGATCTGCGTTCCCCTCTTGATCGCGGCAGTGGGGTGGAGCATCGCCATCGGCGAACGGGTTGGGGCTCGCCGACTCGTGGTTGACATCAAGACCATCGGGGAAGCCCTCACCGCGCTTGACGGCACCGATCCTGCCGCCGAGCAGGTGCTACGAGAACGCCTCCAGCTGAGCGTTCGAGCGCTACATCGACGCAATGCCCCAGACCGGACAGCACGGCGGCTGACTTGGGTAGCGTTGATTCTCGCCACCGTGATCGCTTTGGTTTCTGGCATCTGGCCTGCCATCACGACCTGGAGTGAACGAGGCTTCAAGGCAGGCGATCTCGTGACGATCGTGGGCCCGATGGTGTTCGCCGTCATTGTCACGGTCCGACTGTGGCGCGCACTGGTGCCACGTCCGTCGGCAAGTGAACGTGGCTCTGGGTTCAACTCGAAGCGGCCTCCTGCTGAGGCTTACCAGGGCAGGAACTACTCCAGCTCCGATGCTCGACACCAGACGGGTAGACGCGCTGAAGCGCCTCCGCCCGACGCGTAACGGCTTTGGGATGGGCTGTCGGAGCCACTTCGGGTTGGCTTCGGCTCATGGTGGTTCGCCCACCCGCAGCACACCGCGCCTGCGACAACAACCGCGGTTCGACTTCCCGTTCGGTGAGCAGCGAGGGCGTACGCAGGGTCCCGATACTGCGGCTGGCTACGTTAAACCAGCCGCTGGCACTGTCAGCCCACCGCTCGGGATGTAGGCGTGAGCATTCGCAGTAGGCCTTCGGGTCGTCGTCAGCCTCACGGCGCAGGTCTCGCTCTCCTGAGGACGCTCCTCAAAACGAGCCCCCACCGCTTCCCCGAGCCCGCAGATCACTCAACGCCATCGCGCTGCGCCGAGCTCGGGGACCCTTCAAGACCGTGACCCCGGAGAACCCGCTGCTGGCACCGCGGACCCCGGCTGTGAACGGTCGACTACCACCGAGGAGGCGACATGCCTGAGCCCATCAAGGAGACCGTCTTCACTGTCGCTCGTGGCGGGAAGGCGATCAGCTCGTACGTCGTCGACCAGGCCGAAGCGGTCAACGAACTTCACCGCATCGAGTCGAACATGCGGGCAGCGATGCTCGAACCGGACGTGTACCTCGCCACAGTGGTTAAGACCACCACGTACGGCGACCCGGAACCGGTGAAAGCATGAGCGAGTTCGCCATCGCTGGTCTGTGCGTCGTCGTCGCTGCTGTCATCGTCGGGCGGTTTCGCCGATGACCGCGGGTGACCTCAGCCTCGGCGAGTACCGGGCCGCGAAGCTCAACCTGCTCGCCGGCATCGAAGCCCAGCTCGAGCGCATCGCGACGAACACTGGCCACGCGGACGTGCACCTCAGCGAAGAACAGGTACGCGAAGCGTGGCCCCTCCGCATGTACGAAGACGACTTCGTCGAAGCCGTCAAGAACCTCGGTGTCATCGTCGATTAGGGGTACAAGCGGCTCCCGAAACGCGGCCTGACACCCAAAATCAGACCAGATCGGCCTCTAAGCGGGGTACATGATGCTCGAAGACGACATCAGCAGCCACCGAACACGCACCAACCGGTGGCCCGTACCGCTCACCCCACACCCCCAGACAGTCGCCGAGATCAACGACGCGATGGACGACGTGATCGAAGACAGGAGCTGACAGCATGAGCCTTCGCGACTGGATCACCCGCCGCACTACTCACGCCCCGTCTACCCTGGACGACGTGACCGAGTTCCCCGAGGCCCTCACCCCACGCCACCTGACGTCAGTCGTCATGGAGGAAGGTGACGGGCAGGTCATCGTCACGTTCGGCCTCGGTACCGAGCTCACCGCGAACGAGTACTTCGGGTACGCCGTCGACTACTACGGCCCCGACGGAAACGGCGGGAAACGCTTCGGCGTCCGCCTGTCACCCACCGAGGTGAAGGCGTACGTCTTCGACTGGGAGTCAGCCACCCAAGCGAACTACGAAGCCGACGCCGCGCACATCACCGACGACGCGATCGTCGCGACGTACCGGGACGCCAGCATCGGCGTCGACGAGGTCGGCACCATCAAAGCGTTCTCCCACATGGGCGGCGACGACGCCGACACGGACATCCCCGTCACCCTGCTCCGCTGACACACGGGAGGCCCGCATGCGCGACAACGGCCTCACCGTCCCAGCCTGGTCAGGACGCCGCGCACAAGCCGCCCTGGAACAGGTACGCACCGACCACCGACCCGGCGGACCCAAGGCCGCAGACCCGCAGCGAGGCACGCCCTGCTGCATCTGCCACATGCCGATCGACTACGGGGCGAAGGGCAGGCCAGACAGCCTCACCGTGCAGCACGTCAAGTCACGCCGAGACTTCCCCCACCTCACGTGGAACCCCAGCAACTGGGAACCCGCCCACGGGCAATGCAACTACGCAGCCGGCGCCGACGGCGGACTCACGCCCCTCGGACTCACCAGCATCTGACGGGAGACGCCACATGGACGGAACCACTGAACGCGGTGAAGACATCGTCGCGATCGTCGGGTCGGTACCAGAAGGTGCCACCATCCCCGATCCGACCCGATGCACACTCTGCCTTGGTCCCACAGGCGACGACAGCAACCGATGCGAGCTCCCTTCAGGGCACGCAGACCCCGACCACCTGTTCAACGGCATCAAGCACCGTCTAGCGCCGGGTGTGCGGTGGACACAAGAGCAGTTCGAAGCCCTCAACCCCCGGGGGTACCAGAAAATCCAAGGCTGAAACCGTTCAGGAAGACGCGCCCGGTGGTTTCCTCTCCCCCCGAAGTTCTGGGAGGGGGTCGCGCGCGATAGGGGGTATGCCCGTGACTGGGTACAGCTCGCTCGAGGCTTCGACGAGGGCTTCAGTGGAAGCTGCGACGCACCTTGACAAGGAGGGTGTGCACGCAGCTGCGATCGCGGCGATGCTCTCCGCGGCTCGGAAGATCGACGCCTGGGACATCATCGTGGACTGGGCGTTAGCGGACGCGTTGGAGAACGAGACGCGTCCTGCTGTGCCAGCAAACGACAACGTGACTCTCTCGACGTACCTGAAGTACCTGGAATCGCTGGGGCTGACCCCGGCGGGACAAGCCGCTCTGCTGAAGGGCAAGCCGGCGCCCGCCCCGAAGGCGTCTTCAAAGATGGCGACGCTGACTGCGCTGCAGGGCGGGAAGTCAGCGTAGAGCTCGGAGGTGGTCTGTGCGGTACGGACCGGACTTCAAGCGACCTGACGACTCGATCGAGTCGGAGTGGGTGTACGAGGGTGTCGAGAAGCTGGATCCGCGGATGCGGTTCGGCGAGCCGGTGCCCCGCATCTTCACTCCGCCGCTGCGGGAGCTGACGCCGGAGACGTCGTGGGGCTTCTCGGTGATCGAGTTCGCTCGGAACGTTCTCGAGATCGAGCTGATGCCGTTCCAGCGCTGGTTGGTCATCCATCTGCTCGAGCTTCGAGTTGATGGGTCGCTGCGGTTCCAGACCGCGTTCGTGCTGATCGCCCGGCAGTCGGGGAAGTCGACGCTGTCGCAGGTGCTGGCGCTCTGGTTCATGCTCGTGCAGAAGTGGCCGCTGGTCCTTGGCACTGCGCAGGACTTGGCGACTGCGGAGAAGGTGTGGGACGGCGCGGTTGCGCTGATGGAGGACGACGGGGACCTGTCGGACCTCATCGACAAGGTCGTCCGGGTCAACGGGTCGAAGTCGCTGCGGTTGCGCGGCCGGCTCGAGTACCTCGTGAAGGCCGCTTCCCGTTCCGCTGGTCGTGGCTTGTCGGGGAACCTGATCCTCCTCGACGAGCTCCGTGAGCAGCGCAACTGGGAAGCCTGGGGCGCGCTGACGAAGACGACGCAGGCGCAGAAGGATCTTCTGGTCCTTGGCCTGTCGAACGCGGGCGACATCTCGTCGGTGGTGCTGCGGCACTTCCGGTTGAAGGCGCACGCGGCTCTGGGTGATCCGGATGGCATCGGCCTGGACGACTACATGCCGGATCCGGCGCCGTCGGTGCTGGACACTGACGGTGAGGACGAGTTCGACGACCCGGACGAGCTCACACCGGACAGCGCGTCGGTGTTCCTCGCGGAGTGGTCGGCGACTCCGAACCTGCCGGTCACGGACCGTGTCGGTTGGGCGCAGGCGAACCCTGCACTGGGTCACCGCATCCGGATCCGGAAGCTGATCGAGGATTCGCAGAACGACCCCGAGTGGGTGTTCCGTACTGAGGTTCTCTGCCAGTGGCCGGACACGGCTCTCGCTGGCCCGTTCCCTGCAGGGTCGTGGGAGCTCGGCCGCAACGTTCCGGGTGAGCGTCCGGATGGTTCGAAGTACGTCCTCGACGACGACAAGATTGTCGGCCCGTTCGATGTGTGCATCGATCAGTCCTCGGACCGGTCGATGTACTCGATCACGGCGGTCGGGAAGCGTCGAGACGGTAAGGATCAGGCGGAATTGATCGCGTACCGGTCGGGAAACGACTGGATCAAGGACTTCCTGACGTCGGACGAACGGTGTGCTGGCCGTGTGCGGCGCATCACTGGGCAGACGCGTGGAGCTCCGGTGTCGTCGTTCATGGCGGCGCTGCTCGAGGCGTACGAAGCGCCTACTGATCCGTTCCGCATCGAGACGGTGCCGTGGTTGGGCGCTGATCTCCTGATCGCACACCAGCTGCTGTACGACGCCGTCTCTGACGGTTCGGTGCGGCACAACATGCAGCCGCAACTCGACGTCGCTGCTGGGACTGCGGCGACGAAGCAGCTGACTGGCGGGTTCGTCATCGATCGGGATTCGTCCCCTGCTGATGCGGCGCCGCTCGTCGCGATGTGTGGCGCGTTGTGGCTCGCCAGGAAGCGGTCCGCTGAACCTGCTCCTGCTCCACCTCCTCCGAAAGCGGTCCGTACCGCTGATTCCGTGCCCGGCTCCGCAACGCTCACCAGCCACATCCGCAGCGTCGGGTTCTGACGAAGGGAACACCAATGGCCGAGATGGGACCTGTGCCGAAGGGCGAGAAGGGGTACCAGAACGAGGCCAGCGGTTTCAACGTGGGCTGGTGGAACGCGCTTGACGTGAACGAGGAGACGCCGGAGCTGCAGTGGCCGGCGAACATCGGCACGTACGACAAGATGCGCCGGCAGGATGCGCAGGTCATTCAGGTGCTGCGGGCGGTGCAGCTGCCGATCCGGCGGACGCAGTGGCGCATCGACCCGAACGGCGCTGACGAGAAGGTCGTCGAGCACGTCGCGAACGACTTGGGCCTGCCCGTTCAGGGGCAGCCGAAGCGGACGATCACGCGGATGCGGAACCGGTTCGACTGGAACCAGCACCTCCGCCTGGCGCTCACGTCGCAGGTGTTCGGGCACTCGTTCTTCGAGCAGGTGTACGACGTCCGTGACGGGCAGGCGCATCTGGCGAAGCTGGGGTGGCGTCCCCCGCGGACGATCACGAAGGTCGACGTCGCCGCTGATGGTGGGCTCATCGCCATCCACCAGGGCGGTGTCTCGGGCGGGTCCGCGGACATCAAGATCCCGACGGACCGTCTCGTCGCGTACGTGAACGACCGTGAGGGCGGCAACTGGCTGGGCCAGTCGCTGCTGCGGCCGGCGTACAAGTTCTGGCTGCTGAAGGATCTGCTCCTGCGGGTGCAGGCGCAGTCGATCGACCGGAACGGCATGGGGTTCCCCGTGTACGAGTCCGCGCCGGTGGACAGCACGGTGCAGGGCGAGGAACGCACTGCTCGAGAGCAGCTGCAGATCGACCAGGGGCAGGAAATCGCGTCGGGGATGCGTGCTGGTGAGAACTCAGGCGCTTCCATCCCGAACGGCGCCGGGCTGAAGCTCCTCGGGGTGGAAGGCACCCTGCCTGACGCGACTGTGCCGATCAAGTACTACGACGAGCAGATCGGGAAAGCGGTCCTCGCGAACTTCCTCAGCCTCGGCGGGGACCAGTCCACGGGGTCGTACGCGCTCGGTGACACGTTCCAGGACTTCTTCACTCTGTCGCTGCAGACCGTTGCGCTCGACATCGCGAACACGACGACGCAGCACGTCATCGAGGACATCGTCGACCTGAACTACGGCACCGACGTGCAGGCGCCCCGGCTCGTGTTCGACGAGATCGGGTCGAAGCACCCGGTGACGGCGCAGGCGATCTACCAGCTGGTGCAGGTCGGGGCGCTCGTCATGGACGAGCCGCTCGAGGAGTACCTGCGGACGACGTACAACCTGCCCCCGATCGATCCGACCACTCGCCGGCAGGTTCCGACGACGACGAACGCGCCTGAGGAGGCTGCATGAACGCCAACGAGCGTCAGTCGAACAGGTACTGGGGCAGCGCCCCGATGCCGAAGGCGAAGACGGAGTTCTTCAACGCGGTCACGACGCCGGCACCCACGGGTGACGGGTCGGTCGCGACGATCCGGATGTATGGGCCCATCGACAGCTGGGGCGGGTTCTGGGGCATCTCCACGAAGGACATGGGGCAGGTGCTCGACGCTCTACCTGAGTCGGTGTCGCGGATCATCCTCCGCATCAACTCTCCCGGCGGTGAGGTGTTCGAGGGTGTCTCCATCCTCAACATGCTGCGGGCGCACAAGGCGTCCGTGACGGCTGTCGTCGATGGTCTCGCCGCTTCGGCAGCTTCGGTCATCGCGGCCGGCGCCGACGACACGGTGATGTCTCCCGGCACGCAGATGATGATCCACTCCCCGTGGATCTTCGCGATGGGGAACGCAGTCGACCTGCGGAAGCAGGCGGACGTGCTCGACACGATCGAGTCGTCGCTGGTCGAGATCTACACGGCGAAGGCAGGCGAGCAGGACTGGACGTCACTGCTGGCCGACGACACGTGGCTGAACGCTGCAGACGCCGTCGAGCTTGGTCTCGCGGACCGCATCGCGGTGGTTCCGGACGCCGGTGAGACGGAGACCGTGGGCGAGGCCGACGAGGTCATCGTCATCCCCGACGAGGACGCGGAGGACGCTGCGGCGTCGCTGATCGTCCGAGTCAACGCGCGGGCGACCGCGCGCCAGAAGCTCCCGAGCTCGTCCGAGCCGGGTCACCCCAACCGAAAGGAGGACGCCGTGAACAACGACGCCCTGAAGGCTGGAATGCGTGAGCGGCTCGGCGTGACCGACGCCTCCGCGTCGGTGGAGCAGCTCCTCGCTGCCCTCGACGAGGCGCTCACCGAGTCGGCCGATCCCACCCCAGCACCGATCCCGGAAGGTACCACCCTCGTGGAGAACAGCGTCCTCGAAGAGCTCCGCGCTGACGCGGTCGCCGGCCGTGAAGCCCGCGACGAGCAGATCGCGGCTCGTCGTGAGCAGAAGGTCCAGAACGCCATCGAGGAAGGCAAGATCGCGCCCGCTCGAGCTGACCACTGGCGCGACGCCCTGAAGGCCGACGAGGAGGGCGCTTCGGCTCTCCTCGACAGCCTCGCTGCTGGGCTCGTCGTCCCGACTGCCGCGCTCGGCATCACCGGTGGCGTGGACGAGTCCACCGACGAGGACGTCCGCTACTCGAAGATCTTCCCCCCGAAGGAGTCCTGACCATGGCCCAGTACCTCCCGATCCACCGTCCCGGCGACACCGTCACGTTCGACGTGACGACCGCCGTGACCGGTGGCACGCCCGTCGAGGTCGGTACCGCTGACCGTTCCGTCGCCCCCGCCGCCGCAGGCTCCGCGAAGTACGTCGGCGTCGCCGGCCACGACGCTGCCGTCGGTGACAAGGTCACCGTCGAGGTGGCGAAGGTCATCCACGAGCTCAAGGCAGTCGGCGCGGTCACCCGCGGTGCCCGCCTCGAGATCGCTGCTGGGGGCGTCCGCACCCTGGCATCTGGCACCGCCGTCGGCGTCGCCCTCACGTCCGCTGCTGACGGCGCTCCCGTCCAGGTGCTCCAGGTCTAGGAAGGACCCCTCAGATGAAGACCTACCCCTTCACCCCGAGCCAGCTGGCCGCGGCATCCGCCACGGACCTCCTGGCGTTCATCAAGTCCCCGACCCTCGTCGGCCGTCGCCTCGGTGAGATCCTCACTGCTCAGCAGTTCCTGGGCCTGTTCCTCCTCTCGGGTCGGTACACGATCCAGGGTGGGGCGATCGCGGTTCCGACGAACGAGAAGATCCGAACCGACCGTCGTGCCGACACCGTCGCCCCCGGCGCCGAGTACAAGCTCACGCCGCTCTCCAACGAGCAGTACGAGGTGTACACCGCGTCGAAGGAGGGCATCGCGACGGAGGTCGCTGACGAGGAGATCGGCCGCAGCCTCCGCCAGCCCGTCGACGAGGCGTTCACGTTCCTGCAGACGGAGCTCGTCTTCAACTCGAACGACCTCGCAGCGGGTGTCATCGAGTCGTCGGTGACACAGACCGCCGGTGCAGGCGCTGCGTGGACCAACGGGAAGCAGATCCTGAAGGACGCCTACCGCATGCAGGCGCTCGTTCGGAAGCTGAAGCTCGGCTACTCCCTCGACACCGTCGTCCTCAACGGCGAGCAGTACGCGGAGGTCATCCCCGAGCTGCTCGACGTCCTGCCGGACAACGACACCACCGCGCTCGGCTCGTCGTTCCCGACGATCGCGGGCCTCACGTGGATCTCCTCCGACGACGACGCGTTCGAGGACCCGCTGTTCCTCGACCGCCGCCGCCTCGGCGGCATCGCACGCGAGAACATCCCGTCGCCGGAGTACCGCCAGGTCGGCGGCGACACCGGCGTCGAGATCACTTCGATCCGTGAGCCGAAGGCGGACAAGACCCGCCTGCAGGCCCGCAACGCGCACGTCCCGCTGGTCACCAACCCGCTGGCCGGCATCCACCTCACCGGAACGGGGGCCTGAGCATGGGCTACATCGCCAACAAGCCCTTCGTGAAGGTGTCGATCGGTGCCGCCGACGGCAACCGCGTCGCATCGATCCTCCGCGAGGGTCAGACGGTCCCCGAGGGCGTCGCCGACGAGCTCCTGAAGAGCCTCGAGAAGCGCGGCCTGATCGCGAAGGTCAAGGACGAGGAGACGACCACTGAGGTCGTCATCCCGGACGGAGACCCGACTGAGCAGTGGAAGGGCGCCGAGCTCGACGCCTACGCCGCACGTGAGGGCATCGACATCAAGGGCAAGACGAACAAGGCCGACAAGCTGACCGCGATCCTCGCGGCGAAGCAGCCGGCCTCCTGACAGGAGAGGGGCCGCGCATGGCTGACGAGAACCTCTGGGCTAAGCCCAGCGACATCGCCGCCGTGTGGCGGCCCCTCACCACCGCAGAGCAGACACGCGCTGAAGGTCTCATCGAGACCGTGTCCCGTGCGATCCGCCGTGAGTGGCCCGACGTGGCGGCCCGGCTCACTGCTGGGACGCTTAGCGC